GGCGCAGTGATCGCCTGGCCGCAGCGCCACAACGAGGATGAGCTGTCCGCCATCCAGCACGCGATGAACCTGCGACTGCAGGATGAGCGGGCCTTCTGGGCGGAGTATCAGAACGAACCGCTGCCGCAGGATGAGGGCGATGCGGAGCAGCTTTCCGCCGACGCGGTCGCTGCCAAGACCAACGGCCACCCGTGCGGCCAGATCCCCATCGGGGCCAATCACCTGACCATGTTCATCGACGTGCAGGGCAAGATGCTCTTCCATACGGTCGTCGCGTGGGAGGATGACTTCACCGGCTACGTTGTGGACTACGGAACGTATCCCGATCAGCAGCGCGCGTACTTCACGCTGCGGGAAGCGCAGAAGACGCTCGCGCGGGCCGCGCCGAATGCGGGCCTCGAAGGCGCGATCTACGCCGGACTGGAGAAGCTCACCGGTGAGTACCTGTCTCGAAGCTGGCGTCGCGACGACGGCGCCGAATTGCGGATCGAGCGGTGCCTGATCGACGCCAACTGGGGCCAGTCCACCGACGTGGTCTATCAGTTCTGCCGCCAGAGCGCCCACGCGAGCCTGGTGATGCCCAGCCACGGACGCTACGTCGGCGCGTCGAGCATCCCCTTCAGCGAGTACAAGCGCAAGCGCGGCGAGCGCGTCGGTCACCACTGGCGCATGCCCAATGTGCAGGGGCGCCGCCAGGTGCGGCACGTGCTGATCGACACCAATTACTGGAAGAGCTTCATCCACGCCCGGCTGTCGGTGGCGATGGGCGATCCGGGCTGCCTGTCCCTTTTCGGGCGTAAGCCTGCCGAACATCAGCTTATTGCCGAGCACCTCACCGCCGAGTACCGCGTGCGCACGGAGGCGCGGGGTCGCGTGGTGGACGAATGGAAACTCCGCGCCGGCGGCCCGGACAATCACTGGCTCGACTGCCTGGTCGGCTGTGCGGTGGCCGCGTCCATCCAGGGCGCGGTGCTGCCGGGCACCGAGGTCAGGGCCGCCCCCACGCGGCAGCCCATCCGCCTGTCGGAAGTTCAACGGAGCCGGCGATAGATGCCCCAGGTCAACGACAAGCACAAGCCTAAGCCCAAGCGCGGCCTGGAATGCCCGAACTGCGGCTGCGCCCATTTCCGCGTGCTCTACACCCGCCGCGCGCTGGGGGGCCGGCTGCTGCGCCGCCGGGAGTGCCGCTACTGCGGGCGGCGCATCACGACGTATGAACTCACCTCCGCAAGCCTTCCGCAGCCCTGATTCCACACCGCCAGGTTCTATATGCGGAACGATTTCGTGCCCGGCGGGGGATTTCCGGGGTTGCGCGGTGCGCTGGGCACAGCGCGGCATAGGTAACCAGTGGCAGGATACTGTTCCCGGAGCGCGTGCATGGGTGAAGAGCTCGACAACTCCATCAAGACCAACGCCGAAGGACCGGCCAAGGCATCCGGCGATTCCGGCAGCGTCGAGCAGCACAAGCTCACTGAGCAGATTGCGGCCGACAAATACCTCGAATCGAAAAAGGCCAGCCGGGCCAAGGGGCTCGGGATCAAGATTGCGAAGATTTCGCCGGGAGGGACCGTCTGATGTGGCCGTTCCGCCAGAACAGGAAGGCTCGACGGTCCTGCCCGGCGGCTGTGCCGGCCGTGTTGCGGGCGCGCTACGACGCGGCGCAGACCACGGCAGAGAACGCCCGCCACTGGGCGATGGCCGACGCGCTGTCGGCGGACTCCGCGGCGTCGGCGGATGTGCGCAAGAAGCTCCGCGAACGCGCCCGCTACGAAGTGGCCAACAACAGCTACGCCAGGGGCATCGTGCTGACCATCGCCAACGACTGCGTCGGCACGGGCCCACGCCTGCAGCTGCTCACCGACAACGCCGAGGTCAACCGCGCGGTGGAAACGGCGTTTGCGGACTGGGCCCGAGCGGTCAACCTGGCCGAGAAGCTCCGCACCATGCGGATGGCCAAGGCGACCGACGGCGAAACGTTCGCCGTGCTGACGGCCAATCCGCTGATTGATTCACCCGTGGCGCTCGACGTGCAGCTGGTCGAAGCGGATCGGGTCGCTTCACCAGTCATGTCGATCTGGCCGACGGTGACCGACGTCGACGGCATCATGCTGGATGCGTGGGGTAATCCCCAGACGTACACGGTGCTGCGCCAGCACCCCGGCGACCTGGTGGCCTGGAAGACGCAGTACGACCTGGTGCCGGCGGAGGCGGTGGTTCACTGGTTCCGGTCCGATCGACCGGGCCAGCACCGCGGCGTTCCGGAGATCACGCCAGCGCTGCCGCTGTTCGCGCAGCTGCGGCGCTACACGCTCGCGGTGATTGCCGCGGCCGAGACGGCCGCCGATTTCGCCGCCGTGCTCTTCACCGACGCGCCGGCCAACGGCGAGGCGCAGGCCCTCGAGCCGATGGACGTGGTCGAGCTCGAGAAGCGCATGGCCACGGTGCTGCCCGACGGCTGGCGGCTGGGCCAGATCGAGGCCCAGCAGCCGACGACGAGTTACGCCGAGTTCAAGCGCGAGATCCTCAACGAGATCGCGCGTTGCCTGAACCTGCCGTACAACATCGCCGCCTGCAACAGCTCAGGCTACAACTACGCCTCCGGGCGCCTCGACCACCAGACGTATTACAAAGCCATCCGCGTGGAGCAGGCGCACCTCGCCGAGGTGGTGCTCGATCGCATCTTCGCCGCCTGGGTGGCGGAGGCCATGCTCACCTCCGAGCTGTCCATGCTCCGGCGCATGCGCGGCCTTGCCCATCAGTGGTTTTTCGACGGCACCGAACACGTCGATCCGGCCAAAGAGGCCAACGCGCAGTCCACGCGCCTGGCCAGCAATACCACCACGCTCGCCGCTGAGTACGCACGCCAGGGCAAGGACTGGGAGGTCGAGCTGCGCCAGCGGGCAAAAGAGAAGCAGTTGATGGCCGAGTTGGGGCTCACGGAGGAGCCCCGGCCGGTCATCGCCGAAGAGGACGAGGAGGCCGACACGGATGTCGAAGCTCGACAAGCAGCCTGAGTACCTGACGTTCCGCTGCCCGCTGACGGTGGAAGCCGCCGGCGAGTCGGACAAGCAGATGCCGCGCTTCCGCATGGTGGCCTACACCGGCGGCACGATGCGGATCAATGGTTTCCCGCATCCGGTCGTTGTCGATCTCGAAGGCCTGGCCATCGAGCGCCAGGACATCCCCGTCCGCCTCGATCACAAGCCGCACCAGGGCGTGGGCCACACACAGCGCGTGGCCATCGAAAACGGCCAGGTCGTCGCCGAGGGCTTGATCAGCCGCGACACGAGCTGGGCGCGCGACGTCGCCAAGAGCGCCGTCAACGGCTTCCCCTGGCAGGCCAGCATCGGCGCTGCCGTCGTCGACGCCGAGTTCGTCCCTAACGGCCAGCGCATCACCGTCAACGGAAGGACGTTCGCCGGGCCTTTGCACGTGGTTCGTCAGGCCGTCCTCAAAGAGATCTCGTTCGTCGACAGCGGCGCGGACACGGCCACCTCGGCCCGGATCGCCGCCCAGAACAAGGAGCAACCGTCCATGGACGACAACAACGTCACCACCGCCGAGGAGACGACGCCGCAGAACGCGACGCCGACGGACGACACCGGCGCGTCCAACAACGGGCAGGTCAAGACCCCGCCCAACGCGGACAAGACGCATGACCCGGCGCAACCGGCGCCCGCGCCGACCACGCCCAGCACGGTCAACGCGTCCGCAGCCCACGCCGATGCGGTGGTCCAGATGCGCCGGCAGCTGGCGGCCGAGACGCGCCGCGTCGAGGCCATTCGCAAGGTCTGCGCCGGCAAACACCCCGATATCGAGGCCCAGGCCATCGAGGAGGGCTGGGACGAGGCCCGCACCGAGCTGCACGTGCTGCGCGCGTCGCGCCCACAGGTGACGGCGGTCCACACCCGTCCGCGCAACGGCAGCCCGCAGGTTTTCGAGGCTGTCGCCCTGATGGCGGCGGGCCTGCCCAACTCGCGGATCGAGGCGATCTATGCCGAGCCGATCCTCGAAGCGGCGGACAAGCTGCGCGGCGTGGGTATCCAGGAGTTCTGCGAACTGGCATGCGGCCAGCAGCTCCCGCGCTTCCGCCGCGACGCTTCCGGCTGGCTGGAGGCGGCCTTCAGCACGCTGAGCCTGCCGGGCATCCTCAGTAACATCGCCAACAAGATGCTGCTGGAGGGCTACAACTACGTCGAAGACGCCTGGCGCAGCATTGCCAGGATCGCCAGCGTCAACGACTTCAAGGAGCACACCCGCTACCGCATGACCGGCGCCTTCCAGTTCCAGCAGGTCGGCCCGGACGGTGAGCTCAAGCACGGCAAGCTGGACGAGCAAACCTTCGGGCAGAAGGCCGACACCCACGGAATCATGTTCGCGCTGACGCGCCAGATGATCATCAACGATGACATGGGCGCGTTCACCGACATCCCCCGCCAGATCGGCATGGGCGCGGCCGAAGCCATCGCCGACGCCGTGTGGGGTTTGTGGCTCGGCAATCCGGTCCAGTCCGACGGCAAGACGTTCTTCCACGCCGACCACGGCAACTACGTCGAAGGCGCGGACTCCGCGCTGTCGATCGATGGCCTGACCGACGCGGAGGTGACCTTTGGCAGGCAGACCAAGCCCAACGGCAAGCCCCTGGGCATGCCCGCACGCATTCTGCTGGTCCCCACAGCGCTCAAGGTCCCAGCCGAGATGCTCATGAAGAGCGTCCAGCTGAATGAGACCACCACCGCTAACAAGGCGAAGCCCTCGACGAATCCGCACGTCGGCAAGTTCGAGGTGGTGTCGAGCGTCTACCTGTCCAACGCGTCTTTCACGGGCGCGTCGAGCAAAGCGTGGTACCTGCTGGCCGATCCGAACCGGCTGCCGGCCATCGAAGTTGCGTTCCTCAACGGCGTGGACCGGCCGACGGTCGAAAAGACCGACGCCGATTTCAACACGCTCAGCATCCAGTTCCGCGGCTACATCGACTTCGGCGTGCGGGAGCAGGACTACCGCGGCGCGCTGCGGATGAAGGGCGAAGCCTGAACACCCAACGGCAGCGAGATCCCGCGTTTACCTTCACCAGATCACGGAGAACTGACGGATGGCAACCGCACAATTCATTCATGA